CGCTCAGGTGATCTGCTGCGGTGTCTAGGTGCGTCATTCGTCAATCTCGATTTGTTCGGTGTCAATGCCAGCATCCGAAACAGCGAACGTCTCTGTGTGGCCGCTCAGGGTGTCCCAGCTTTTGATTTCGATGGTGGCGCTGTTGCCCTCGGCGAGCTGAAATTCAGCGTCCGCTGCCCATGCGCGCAGCATGTCAGGTGTGAAGTGGTCGCGGCCTTTTTTGTGGCAACGGTCGAGGAAACCGGCGATCTCCTCGATGCCGGCGGCGTTGATGGTTCTGTTCGTGTAAGTGGTCATTTCATGGCTCCGGGTGCGCCCGGCTTGCGCCGGACTGGTTGGTTAAATAGTCGCATCGTCCAGGTATAAAAACCTGCCGCGTCGTGTAGCCTGCCCGTTGTGCAACAGGCCGTTGCGCTCCAGGTTCGCCACCAGGTGCGGCGCAAGCTGCCCGGCAATGGCGCGCTGTAGCTGGCGCTTGCGGGCGCTGGCGCGGCGTGCCATTCGGTCGGCTGGTGTCGGTTGTTTGCAGGCGGCGCGTTTTGCGGGCGCTGGCGCTGTTTTCGCTGGCGCTGGTGTGGTGGTGGCCACGGGCGCAGAAACAGGCGCCACGGGCTCAATTTCAGGCGCTGGCGCGGCGGTTTCGAGCGTTACCCCATGGAGCGCGCACCAGTCGGCCAGCACGTCGGGCGCTGTAGGCGTTTCTGACAGTTTTGCCATGGCTTGCGCCCATGCTTCAGGCGTGGTTTTCGCCTTTCTGGCGCTGGCGCTTTCTAGCGTGCGTGTGCGGGTTTTGAACGAGGTTCCGATCTTTAGGCCGGTGCGCATGTCGGTAACGCTGTAATAGCCGGTTTCCAGCATCAGCAACGCGAAGCCATCGCCAATTTCAGGCACTGGCACGGGGCAGAATGCCAGCATGGGGCCATCTTTGAATTCATAGGCGCGTAGGCCGAGCTTTTCGCGTCCAATGCGTACTGCGCCTGCCAGGTCGCCATCTTGCATGGCTGCGCGGAAAACGGAAAGCGCGCCGGCAGGCCAGGTTACGGCGGCCGTTTTTTCGGCTTTGGGCTTTTGCCCGCCACCGAAAGCCGCCCAGTTCTTCAAAACCTTTGCAGCAGTTGCGCGCAAGTTTTTGTGCAGCACCTTCATGCGCAAACGGTCATGTTTGAATTCGTGCCAGGCCTCATCGGCCAGGTTTTCAAGCGCGGCGGCTTGCATGGCGTCATAGAGCGCGCGGGCGGTGGTGTCGGTGGTGTGAATCATGGTTTTCCTTTCGCGGCGCCCGTAGGCGCTGCATTGGTTAAAAATCAGGCGTTGCGGCGCTTTGCGTAGCGTGCTTCGCGCTTCGCGGTGTTTTCTTGGCATCGAGCCAGTGCGGCCGGGTACAGTGGCGAATCGTCAAAAATTCGCACGGTGTCCTTGTCGAAATAGTCGGTCTGTGTGTCGGTGTGGTTTTCCGAGCTGCGCCCGAAAATCGGCGAAAGTGCGGCGCCGTAATCCTGGGCGTACAGTGTCACGCAGTCGCGCGAATCGTTGCACAATTTCCCGTGGCTATAGTGAACCTTGGCCTTGTGCTTGCCGTTGGTCACGTAGTGCGCCATGAAACGCACTTTCCCAACGAGCGCGGCCTGTTCGCTGGTGCGCGCAGCGCGCGCAACCTGGGCGGCGGCCTTGTCGTTTGCGGTTTTGAGCTGGTGCGCGGCCTCAAGTTGGGCGAGGTACGGCGCGCCGTGGAATTGCTTGTTTAGCACGTAGGTTGCGCGCAAGGTGTTTTTTAGTCCGAGCTGAAAATCTCCGAGCCCGGTTTCCCAGCGGCGGCCATCTTCCAAGGTGATTGTGAGAAGCTGGCCATCGGCGGCGGTGATTGCGCCCCGGCCGCTTGCGTTGCTGTAGTCGCCAGGGAAGTCAATTCCGAGCCCTACAAGGTCGGCGGTGGTGAATTCGCGGGTTTGCATGGTGTTCGCTCCTTTATTCGCGGCTAACACGAGGGTCAACAGGCCCGCCCAGTTTGCACGAACGCATGCCACCTGATGGCAGGCGTTCCGGGGCATCAATCGAGCCGAGTTCGTCGGCGAAAACGAGCAGCGGAGCTGCTGGGCCGAGTGCGGCGCGCCAGGTGTCTTTCTGCGAATACCCTTGGCGCACCAAGTGGCGCGTTGTAAAGTGGTGCTTGTTGTCGGTCATTTTTAAGCCTACAGTCCTTTTCGCGGCTCTACTGGGTCGCACCAGGTGGCGAGTCATTCGCCACGGGTTGAAATATAGCATGGTTTTACCCATTGTGCGTAATAACCACATAAAAACATCAACTATTAGGGTAAATCCCTATGCCTAGCGGTCAATTTGACTATTCCGAGCTGCCGAAAAGTGATGTGACCATCGTCAGCTTCAGCGGCGGCAAGGACTCGCTGGCGACGTATCTTGAGGTGCGCGATCACTTCGATCATGTGGTGCCGTTCTACCTGCAGGGCGTCCCCGACCTTGAGTTCGTCGAGGACAACCTGCGGTATTACGAGAAGCTGATGGGCCGGCACATCATCCGACTGCCGCAGCCGAGGTTTTACGAGAAGCTGAACGACCTGATCTATCAGCCGCCGGACTACGACCGTCACCGTCTGATCTGGAGCTGGTGCTTGCCGAACCACACGCACGAGGAAATCCACGAAGCGGTGTGCAAGTGCGAAGGGCTCGATCCCGAGACGGTCTACACGGCCATCGGCCTGAAGATGGCCGATAGCATCCAGCGGCGCACCGCCATGGCCCGCAATGGCCTGGTGACGCATTCGCGCAAGAAGTATTACCCCATCGCGTACTACAGCAAGCAGGACGTGTTGGACAAGGTGGCCGGGGCCGGATGGAAGCTGCCCAGTGATTACGGGTTGTTCAAAGACTCATTCGACGGGTTGCAGATTCGTTATCTGCTGCCCATCAAAAAGCACTTTCCGCGCGACTATGAGCGCATCCTGGCGTGGTTCCCACTCGCTGAAGCCGAAGTTCTGCGCTACGAAAGGTTCATGCGTAAATGAAACTCAAGCCGCTGAAGTCGCTTGGCGAACTCAAGCCTTTGCTGCCGCGCGACCTGCCGGGCAGCTCGTTGCCTCCTGAGCAAAGCGACAACCCGGAAGAAAACGCCCGCGCCGACCACATTGCCATGATGCGCGAGCTGCGTAAGCAGCAAGAAGAAGCAAACGCCATGGCGAACGACGCCGGCTATTACTTTTGCGCCTACTTCCAGACCGGCGAGCAGTGCGAGCAGTTTTTGAAGGCTGTCGGCACCAGCGGCGGCGGAATGTTCGTAGATGGGCTTGAACTGGCCGAAAAGCTGGGTATCAGCTTGACCGAGCGCACCGTGAAATACAAAACCGGCACGCTCGACAAGAAGTGCGCCGCCCTGGCGCGAAAACCGGGTGAAAACCCATAACCACCGAAAGGAACGCATCATGCGTGGCATCTCTCGTTCGACCGCTGGCGCAATGGCAAACGCCACCGCTCTTTACAACTCTGGTAGCCGCCGTGGCCGCGCCTACACCCGTGGCGCAAACGCTGCGATCCGTGCTGGTCGCGGCGGCATGGCCGCCCACCGCGCCGGCCTGCGCGCCGCTGGGGATAGCTGATCGTGGCAACGCCCAGAAAGAGAAAGCCCAACGGCAAACTTGACACTGGGCGCCCCACCGACTACCGCCCGGAGTATTGCGAGCGCGTCATTGAGATGGGCAAACTTGGCTTCACGAAAGCCATGATGGCTCGTGACCTTGACGTTGCTCGCATGACGTTGGACAACTGGGCCGGCGAGCACAAAGACTTTTTGGACGCTATTACGCGCGCACGAGATTTGGCACTCGCGTTTATGGAGGAGAAAGGGTTGAACGGGCTTGATATGGCTGGGTTCAATTCAAGCCTTTACGCCAAGCTGATGTCTGGAATGTTTCCTGGCGACTACAGTGAACACAAGAAGGTTGAAGTGACTGGCAAGGACGGCCTGCCTTTGCAGCAGATCGCACCGGTCATCATCATTCAAGCGGATGAAACTGAAACTGAGCCAGGCGCAGCGTAATTTCGCTGGCAGCAAGGCTCGGTTTCCTTGTTTTTGTGGCGGATTTGGGAGTGGCAAGACTTTCGCGGCGATTCTGCGCGCGGTTGCCTTGAAAAGCCAGTGCGTTGGACAGAACGTCGGTTATTACTTGCCCACGTATGGCCTTGTGAACGACATTGCGTTTCCGCGCTTTTCCGAGGTGCTCGATTCGTTTGGCGTCAGTTTTAGAATGGTGAAGTCGCCAGACCCGTATATCGAGGTGCCGGACTGGAAGGGGCGGTTCATATTCCGCACCATGGACAACCCGGCGCGCATCATCGGTTACGAGGTGGCGCACAGTGTCTGCGATGAACTGGACACGCTGACGGCAGACAAGGCGCGCGATGCCTGGAACAAAATCATCGCTCGCAACCGTCAGAAGTGCGGAATGCCGAACACGGTGGCCGTCGCTACAACGCCAGAGGGGTTTCGGTTCGTCTATGACCGCTGGCAGAAGAACCCGACGCCTGACTATGTTTTGTATCGGGCTCGCACCGAGGACAACGCCGCGCACTTGCCTGACGGCTACATAAACAGTTTGCGCGAGACGTACCCGTCAAACCTGCTGGCCGCGTACCTTGAGGGCGAGTTCGTCAACCTGGCCGCCGGCAGTGTTTACCCCGAGTTTGACCGCACCCTGAATGCCAGTGGCGAGACGGTGCAACCTGCTGACGTGTTGCACGTTGGCCTTGATTTCAACGTGACACGAATGGCCGCTGTGATTCACGTCCTGCGGGGCGATGAGCCGCACGCTGTTGATGAGATCGTGAACGGGTTTGATACCCCGGCCGTGATTGCCATTTTGAAAGACCGCTATCCGAAGCATCGGATCATGGTTTACCCGGACGCATCGGGTGGTTCGCGCCGTTCGGTGCAAGCCAGCCAGTCTGATTTGAGCTTGCTTCGCGCGGCCGGTTTCCGCGTGTGCGTGAACTCGACCAACCCAGCGGTTAAAGACCGTGTGCTGTCGGTGAACGCCATGCTGCATAAGGACGGCAAGCGCCGCTACAAGGTGAACCCGCAAATGTGCCCGAACCTGGTCGAGTGTTTGGAAAAACAGGCTTACGATAAGAACGGGGAGCCTGACAAGTCGGCTGGGTTCGACCATGCGCTTGACGCGGCTGGTTACTTCATCGCCTACCGCTATCCGCTGGTTCGCCGCACCGCGTCCGTCCAACCATTCCGCATGTAACCCATGGCCCTGCAAGTCAATCAACGCTCACCTGCCGTCGAGGCCATGGCCCGCGAGTGGCCAGCCATCGATGCGCTGATGGGCGGCACGTCGGCCATGCGTGCGGCCGGGAGGACGTTCCTGCCGCAACAGCCGCGCGAGGACAGCGAGGATTACCGCTATCGGCTGGACTGCGCGACGTTGTTTCCAGCCTTCGCGCGCACCGTGGGCGTGATGGCGGGCAAGCCGTTTTCAAAGCAGGTGCAACTGGCCGATGACGTTCCTGCAAGGCTGGTGCAACTGGCCGAAGACATTGATGGCGAGGGCCGCAGCCTGCACGTTTTTGCCGCCGATGTGATGCGTGAGGTGATGGCCTACGGGATTTGCGGCGTCCTGATCGATAGCACAAAGGGCAGCGTAGAGAGCACCCCCGAGCGCCTGCCATCGGCGGACGACATTGCAAAGGCTGGCATTCATCCGTACTGGGTTCACGTCCACCACAAAGACATTCTCGGCTGGCGGGCTGAAAAACAGGACGGCGGCCTTGTGCTGACGCAGCTTCGTATCGCGGAGACGGTCGAGGTTGCGGATGGCGAGTACGGGACAAAGACCGTCAATCGCGTTCGGGTGCTGACGCCTGGAACTTGGGCGCTGCATCAACTGGGCGAAGATGGCAGATACACGGTGATTGAAGAAGGCGTTACGCCCTTTCAAGAAATCCCGTTCGTACCCTTCTACGGCGCGCGCACCGGCTACCTGCAGGGCGCTTCGCCATTGGCAGACCTGGCGCACCAGAACATCAAGCACTGGCAGCATCAAAGCGATCAGGACGATGGCGTCAGGTTTGCCCGCAAGCGCCTGCTGGTGTTCTCGGGTGTGACCGATGGTGAGGTGTCGGAGCCAACCACGGGAAGCGCCTACGCGCTACGTTTCGACAGCCCAGACGCCCGCGTGGTGGTGGTGCAGGGTTCCGCCGAATCGGTGTCGGTAGGCCGCAGTGAGTTGCAGGCGATGGAGGCGCAGATGATCCAGACCGGCGCCGAATTGCTGGTGTCGCAGCCTGGGCAGCGCACGGCCATGGAGGCGTCGATTGATGCTGAGGCGAACAAATCGCAGTTGCAGCGCATCGTGGAAACGTTTGAGGACTCGTTGGAGCAGTGCATGCAGTTCACGGCCGCTTGGATTGGTGAATCGAACGGTGGCAGCGTGGTGCTCTTCAAGGACTTCGCGGCGGGCAGCCTGAGCGATGCGTCGGCGCAGCTTGTGATTGCCATGCAGCAGGGCGGGCTGGTGACCAAGGCCACTGCCATCCGGGAAATGCAGCGACGCGGCGCGCTGGTGGCAAACCTGGTGCCCGAGGAAGAATTGGCGGCGGTGGAGGAAGAAGGCCCGGCGCTGGGCTTGGTGGGCGATGGCAAGCGCGAATGAGTGGCTGTTGGAGGAATCGATCCGCCATGCGCTCGATCTTCGCCAGTACGAAAATGGCATCGTTCGCCGCCTGATCGCGGTACTCAATCGCACCGACTCGCGGCTGTTCGCAGAGCTGACCGAGAAACTAGAGCACCTGGGGCCGGACAGCTTCAGCGTTGAACGCCTTGATGCGCTGCTGGCCAGCGTCCGGGCGTTGAACACCGAGGCTTTTGAAGCGGTGCAACGCGAGCTGACGCAGACGCTGAAGGAATTCACTGACAGCGAGGTGGCGTATCAGCGGCAGATGCTGGTGACGGCCTTGCCGGTGCAAGTGTCGGTGGCCAGCGTTTCGGCCGAGAGCGTCTACGCTGCCGCGCTGGCCCGGCCGTTTCAGGGCGTGCTGCTGCGCGAAGTGTGGAAAGACCTGGACGCCCAGCGTATGAAGCAGGTTCGCCAGACGATTGCGCAGGGGTTTGTCGAAGGACGAACCACGGCACAGATCATTCGAGACTTGCGTGGCACACGGGCGAAGGGCTACGCCGATGGGCTTGTCAACCGCTCGCGCCGGGATGTTGAGTCGGTGGTTCGTACCGCCATGGGGCATTACGCCGGGTTTGTGGCGGATCGTTCAATGGAGGCCAATGGCGATCTGGTCAAGGCGGTGATGTGGGTATCGACCCTCGATTTACGCACCACGCCCGCATGTCAGGCGCGCGATGGAAAACAGTACACGCCAGGAACGCACAAACCGATTGGGCATTCATTGCCGTGGGGACAAGGCCCTGGCCGTTATCACTGGAATTGCCGTAGCCACCAGGTGCCGGTCACGAAAAGCTGGCGTGAGCTTGGTGTTGACATGGACGAATTCACGCCGGAATCGAGGGCCAGCATGGACGGCCAGGTGCCGGCTGAAACCACGTATCAGCAATGGCTGGCGAAGCAATCGGCAGCCCGTCAGGATCAGGTGCTTGGACGGACGCGCGGGCAGTTGCTGCGCGCCGGCAAGTTGCCGCTGGAGCGCATGTACGACAACAAGGGCGCGTTCATCTCGCTTGAAGAGTTGCGCAAGCGGGATGCTGAGGCTTTCAAACGTGCGGGTCTGTAGCACAATGCCTGGGTGTCTCGCCTTCGCCTGATCGACAAGGCCCCGCCCACTGCAAAGCAGGCGGTGATTGAGCGCGTGAAGGCCATGCCGAACCCGCGCCAGGAGCTTCAATGCCCGCGCTGCGGGTGCCGGACATACGTCACCGTGCGCAATGGCGCCACCTTGTCGGGCGGCGCGTTGAAACACGGGACATTGATCGAGCGGTGCGTGTGTGCGCACTGCTACAAGCAGGGCATCACGCAATCGCTGATGCCGGTTGAGTTGAAACGAATCTAGGCCAC